CCCAGTCAGAAGCGTCACCGTCGCCGAAGGACTTGCCTAAAGCGATCAAGGTGTCGTCAACTTTCTTAGCTAAAGCATAGCCAGCGTCTTCAGCATCAAGCTCTGCTACTACCGCAACTAATGCAAAGAACTCTGCTGAGTCAGCAAGAGATGCTGCTTTGGTGGCAGAAACTAATGCAGAAACAGCAGAAACCAACGCAGAAGCAGCAAGAGACGCAACCCTAAACTTTGGTAATGATGTAACCTTTCAAGTCACCACTTTAGCTGCTGGCTCTGAAGCAACAGTCGGCTACGATTCAAATGATTTAATTGTTTCTCTTGGTATTCCACGAGGCAATACAGGTGCTACAGGCTCTACTGGTGCAACAGGAGCTACCGGATCTGCAGCAACCATTTCTGTTGGTACAGTAACTACCGGAGCAGCGGGATCCTCTGCAACAGTAACAAATACGGGAACAAGTTCTGCTGCTGTATTTGCTTTCAGTATTCCACAAGGAGCTAAAGGCGATACAGGAGAAACCGGACCAACTGGAGCGACAGGGGCAACCGGTGCCACAGGCGCTACCGGGGCTACAGGAGCAGCAGGTGCTGATGGTGTTGGTGTCCCATCTGGCGGTACTACAGGACAGTATTTAGTAAAATCATCAAATACCAATTATGCTACTCAGTGGAGTACATTAGATTTATCAAGTTATTTAACATCATCAACCGCTGCCAGCACCTATGTTGCATTAGGCGGTTCATATGCTGACCCATCATGGATCACATCCTTGGCAGGTAGCAAAATCACAGGAACCCTTGACGGAGGAACATATTAATGCCAACCACAATCGTAACTAAGAACAGCTCGACTGCCTCAGCAGTACCTTCCGCTGGTTCACTGACACAAGGTGAATTAGCAGTCAATGTCACCGATAAAAGACTATATACTAAAAACGCAAGTGGTACTGTTGTTGAGTTAGGAACATCTCTAACAAACGCAACTGGGTTGCCTTTAACAACTGGCGTTACCGGTACATTACCAGTAGCCAATGGAGGTTCTGGTGCATCTACACTTACTGGTATTTTAAAAGGTAATGGAACATCTGCCTTTTCTGCAGCTACAGTAGGAACAGACTACGCAGGTATCGACACAGCCCAAACCTTTACAAAAGGTCAGCGTGGAGAGATAACCACTCTAACAGATGGTTCTACTGTTACTCCTGACATGGCTGATTCCAACAACTTTACCCTTACGCTTGGTGGCAATCGCACACTAGCTAATCCTAGCAACCTAACTGCCGGTCAGTCTGGTTCTATTTTCCTAGTGCAAGATGGTACAGGCTCTAGGACTCTAGCGTATGGCTCACAGTACGACTTTATCGGTGGCACAGCACCCACACTATCGACAGCAGCTAACGCAGTTGATAGAATAGACTATGTAGTTCGTACTACAGGCTCTATCCATTGTGTATTTACAGCTAACTATAGTTAAGGCTAATAATGTCAGTTATCGGTTCTAATATACTTGCTGGTTCATCTGGTCAAGGCGGTTACTTCCTAACCAACTCCCTACGCTTTCGGTCTAGTGCTTCTGCAAATTTGTCAAGAACAAATACTGCTACTGGCGATTCCCAAAAATTTACTTGGTCAGGTTGGGTAAAAAGAGGATTGCTAACTAGCGCATCAGACCAATTTTTGTTTTGTTCCGATAACTTTAATACTTCTTCTAATAGATTTGTATTTCAAATCATACTTAAATTAAGTGGCGCAGAAGCAGATACATTAGTTGTTGGTTTGGAAAATTCAGTATCGGGAACAGACGGAGTTAAAAGAACAACTCAAGTATTTCGTGACCCATCTGCTTGGTATCATATTGTTGCCAGCGTTGATACAACACAAGCAACTGCAGCAAATAGGGTTAAAGTTTATGTAAATGGTGTTGAGGTAACTGCTTTTGCGGTTAATACAAATCCCAATCAAAATGCCAATGTATCAATAAATCAAAATGGTGGAACTCCAAGAATAGGTGCATTTAACTTAAATGGCTCACCTCAAAGGTATTTTGACGGCTACATGACCGAAGTAAATTTTATTGATGGTCAGCAATTAACCCCATCCTCATTTGGTGAAACATCCACAACCACAGGTGTATGGATTCCTAAGAAATACACAGGAACATACGGCACTAATGGATTCTATTTACCATTTACTAATACTGCCAGCACAAGCACACTAGGTAACGACTTTTCAGGTAATGGTAACAACTGGACTACCAATAACATTAGCCTAACTGCTGGCTCTACTTATGACAGCATGACAGATGTGCCTACTTTAGCTGAATTATCAGGTAATGGTAATTCTAATTATGCAGTTTTTAATCCATTACAAATTATTACTACTGGTCAAGTTACAGTTACTAATGGCAACTTAACTGCATCAAATACTAGCGGTGGTGATTCCAATATAAGAGGAACAATATTTGCTTCTACTGGTAAATGGTATGCAGAATTAACTATTACAACGGCTGGTAGCAACTATCCAACAGTAGGAATTATTGAAGCTACTGAACAAAACCTTACTTATTTGGGTGCAACTGCAAAAAGCTATTGCTACACAGGTGGCGGCTCAAAAGGTAATAACAATTCATTTACATCTTATGGTGCAAGCTATACAACTGGCGATGTAATTGGTGTTGCTTATGATGCTACAAACGCTACATTGACTTTTTACAAAAACGGAACAAGTCAAGGCACAGCATTTACTGGTGTTACAGCAGGTTCTTATACTTTTGCTTGCTCAACTTTAACTGGCACAATTAATATTAACTTTGGTCAAAGACCATTCGCCTACACCCCACCAACAGGATTCGTAGCACTAAACACATTTAACTTACCTACTCCTACGATTGGTGCTACTGCATCTACAACAGCGAATAAGTATATGGATGCTACGACTTATAGCGGAAATGGTGGAACTCAATCCATTACAAGTTTAGGTTTTCAACCTGATTTGGTTTGGGTAAAACGCAGAGATGCTGTCGCTTCACATAACTTAGTAGATGCTGTTCGTGGTGCGTCAAAGATTCTTTATTCAGATGCTACTACCGCAGAAATAACCGATTCAAACGACATTAACGCATTTAATTCTAATGGCTGGACTATGGGATTAAATACGGATGTCAACGCATCGGGTGGCACTTATGTAGGCTGGACATGGCGTGGTGCTAACGCAACAGTATCCAACACAGCAGGAACTATTACATCTACAGTAAGTGCTAATACAACTGCTGGATTTAGTATTGTTACATTTACTTCACAAGCAAGCGGTTCAAGCACAATCGGTCATGGTTTGGGTGTTGCACCAAGAATGGTTATTTGGAAAAGTCGCACAGATTCAACTGCTTGGGTGCTCTATCATGCAGACTTGGGAGCTGATAAATATCTAAATTTAAACAATACTAATGCTAGTGTAACGGCTGTAAATGTTTGGAACAATACTGCTCCTACATCAACTGTTTTTAGTACTGGTTCTGATTTAGCTAATTACGGAAATATTGTAGCTTACTGCTTTGCACAAGTCGCTGGATACTCTGCATTTGGCTCATACACAGGTAATGGTTCTACTGATGGTACTTTTATATTTACTGGGTTTAGACCACGCTTTATTATGTTTAAAAACGCCACTACAGGCTCTACAAATTGGCAGATTAATGATTCAGCAAGAGATACATATAATGTGGTAAATAAACGACTTGCTCCAAGTAATTCTGATGCCGAAGCAACAAACTTTGACTTTGGTGATTTTTTAAGTAATGGTTTCAAAATTAGGCAGACAGACCAAACTTGGAATAAAAATGGTGATACTTACATTTACATGGCATTTGCCGAATCGCCTTTCAAATTTGCGAATGCCCGCTAGGTAAATATGCCTTTAGTTACCAATAAAGGAAAAGACATTACAAACTATAGGTTTGGTAGGCTTACTGTCATTTCTGATTGCGGTAAAGATAAACACAGTAATTTGCAATGGCTTTGTATTTGTGATTGTGGAGAATCAAAGGTTATTACTGGAACAAATTTAAGAAGAAAACTTATTGTTTCTTGTGGGTGTTTTAGAAAAGAAAAATCTAGAGAAATATTAAGAAAACTTAATACAACTCATGGACAATCATATACAAAAGAATACAAAACATTTAATTCTACAAAATATGACAAAGCACAAAAAAACCAAATACCTAAATGGGCTAATGTTCAAGCAATAAAAGATATATACATGAATAGACCAAAAGGTTACCATGTAGACCATATAATTCCATTACAAGGTAATAATGTTTGTGGGCTTCATGTAGAAACAAATTTACAATATTTACCAGCCTTTGAAAATAGAAGCAAAGGCAACAAATTTATAGGAGTGTAAAAAATGCCATTTAAAATTGGAAACAAAACAATTCAATTAGATACACCTTTTACCATTGGTGAAGGTAATTCTTTGATTCAATATCCAGCTAATTTTCTTAGACTTTCTACAGAAGAAGAAAAATCTGCTTTGGGAATTATTTGGGAAGCTGACCCTGTAAGAGCATCTGATGTTTTCTACTGGGATGGCAACATCAACAATCCTAAAGCACTAGAGGATAAAGAAGAAGTAGATGAAAATGGTAATCCTATGTATGTCAAAGTATTAGACAAGACAGATCCACAGAATCCTGTGATGGTCGATTCTACAGAAAGATTAGTAACCAAAGGATTAAAGTCTAACTTTATCTCTCAAGTAAAGACTGCTGCTGGTTCTATCCTTGCTCAGACTGATTGGATGGTAATCCGTAAAGCAGAACGCAATGTAGATATTCCTAGTTCTGTCGCTACCTATCGTGCAAGCGTAGTAGCAAAGGCTACCGAGTTGGAGACAGCTATCTCTGCGGTTACGACTGTAGAGCAATTGGCTTCTTTAGACTTGTCGTTTCCTACGGAGTAAGTAAATGACCGAAGCTGAATTAAAACTTCTAAGCCACGAAGAAGTCTGTAGGGTTCGCTACGAACAGATACACGCTAGACTAAAGAGACTAGAGCAGATTCTTATAGGCACTGCTGGATTCATTATTGTAACACTGCTAACTTTGGTACTTAAATGAGAGAAATCTCTGTTGGTAAGAACCTCACTGCTGATACATTAACAACATTGTATACCGCACCGAGAAATCACACTGCTCGGTTTTATACACTGTATGCTCACAATTCAGGCGGTAATACTAAAAGTTTCAGTGCTTGGTGGTACGACAGCAGTGAAAATACTGAAATCATTATTTTATTAGAATATAACTTAGCATCTAAAACCTATTTACATTTAAACGGTTCTTCGTATATCTTTTTAGAAGAAGGGGACCAAATTAGAGTTAAGTCTGAAGCCGGTTCTTCTGTAACTGTAATTATTACAATGGAACAAGAGTATAAAGCAGCACAACCTTAAGGATAATGATTATGCCACTCGCTAAAGGTAAGTCGCAGAAGACAATCAGTAAGAATATCTCTAAACTGGTTAAAGAAGGAAGACCACAGCGTCAGGCTGTAGCAATCGCATGACATACGCTAAGAAGACTGGTGCTAAAGTAAGCACTGCTCCAAAGGCTAAACCCATGAAGAAGATGGGAGCTATGCGTGGCTACTAAACCGGGTCTCTATGCCAATATCGCCGCAAAGCGTCGTCGTATCAAGGCTGGCTCAGGCGAGAAGATGCGTAAGGTAGGCAGCAAAGGCGCACCTTCGGCGCAGGACTTTAAAGACGCTGCTAAAACAGCTAAGAAGAAGAAATAATGCCTAAGAAAGAATACCAGAACCCTGAAGGCGGTTTAAACGCCAAAGGAAGGGCTTATTTCAAGAGAACTGAAGGCGCTAACCTCAAACCTCCAGTTTCAGCTAAAGAGGCTGCAAAGTCCCCTAAAGCGGCTAAACGACGAAAGAGCTTCTGTGCAAGGATGAGTGGCGTTAAAGGTCCGATGAAGGATACCAAAGGACGACCAACAAGAAAAGCACTGGCATTAAAGAAGTGGGATTGTTGAGATTTTACTTGACAAAATAGTCAAACTATGATAGGATAGCGCATGGCTACAACATATTTACAAGCAGTTAATAGTGTGCTACGACGGTTAAGAGAAACCGAAGTAGCTACTGTCGCTTCTACCTCATATTCTAAGCTAATTGGCGATTTCGTTAACGATGCTAAGTCTTCTGTCGAATCTGCCTATAATTGGAATGCTTTGTCGGATACGCTAACGGCTACGACTACGGCTGATTTGTTTAGTTATGTCTTAACTGGTTCTGGTGTACGCTTCCGTATTGTGGATGTACTAAACGACAGCAAAGACACTGTAATGCGTCTGGCGCCTACGACATGGATGAATCAGCAGTTTATGTCGTCTAGCCCACAAAAGGGTTCTCCTAATTACTATAACTTCAACGGACAGGATAATAACGGAGATACATTAGTTGATGTATTCCCCATCCCTGACGGTGTTTATACATTACGGTTTAATGTCATATTACCTCAAGCAGATTTAACCTCTGACAGTACCGTTATTAAAGTCCCTGCCGATGTTGTTATTCTAAATGCTTATGCAAGAGCATTAGTAGAGCGTGGCGAAGACGGTGGATTGCAATCTTCCGAAGCATACGCTTTAGCTCGTAACTTAATGGCTGATTATATCTCTTTAGAGTCTAATCGTTATCTTGAAGATACAAACTGGGTTCCAAGTTGAGCAAGCCACTACAAGCAGCAACTATTGCAGCTCCCGGATTCATGGGGTTAAATACGCAGGATAGTAGCGTAACCCTTGAGTCTGGATTTGCCTTAGTTGCCAATAACTGCATCATCGATAAGTTTGGTCGTATTGGTTCCCGTAAGGGTTGGGACAATGTCCACGCAACCAATGCTGACTTATCTACTGCAGTCGTTAAAACAATTGCAGATGTCAGAGGACCTGATAACAATACAGTTCTGTTTGCTGCTGGTAACAATAAACTGTTTATTGAAGAATCAGGTGCTTTAGTTGCTAAGAATGTACGCAATGCTGCTGATTCTGCTAATGTCAGTTACACTATTTCAGACAGTCATTGGCAGGTTGCTAATATACAGCAAGTAACAGAAACTAAAGCATACGCAACAGTAGTACAAGCAGGTCACCCTGTATTGATATTAAACTACTTAACTACTGCTTTTGGATTTCAACGATTAGGTGATTTAGGAAGTTTACCGGGAGCTTATACCGTAACAACCTTTACCCCTAACTGCGCTATTGCGGCATACGGAAGAACTTGGGTTGCTGATATTTCTGCCGATAGACAAACAGTGTATTTTAGTGACCTGTTAGACGCTACGAACTACACAACTGGTACTTCTGGTCGTTTAGATATATCTGAAGTAGTTGGCGATGGTGATCCTATTGTAGCGTTAGCGTCTCACAATGGTTTCTTGATTATATTCTGCACTAGACATATTGTTGTCTATGCCGGTGCACAAGATCCATCAACAATGGCATTGTCAGATGTGATTAATGGCGTTGGTTGTACTGCTAGAGATTCGGTACAAACAACTGGTTCGGATGTTATTTTCTTGTCTGATACTGGTGTACGGTCATTAGCTAGAACTATTCAAGAGAAGTCTGCTCCGTTCAGAGACTTATCTAAGAATGTTCGTGATGATTTATTATCCTATGTAAATGGTGAAACAGCAACAAACATTAAATCCATTTACAGTCCAACGGATGCGTTTTACTTATTGTCTATCCCATCACAGTCTATTGTGTATTGTTTTGATACAAGAGTAATGATGCAAGACGGTGCAGCAAGAACTACGACATGGACTAATTTAGTTCCGTATTCTTTTGCATTGACAAAGGATAAAGAGCTGTACACCGGCTTAGCGGGCTATGTTGGTAAATATACTGGGTATCAAGACAATGGGGATGATTATTCCATGTCTTACTTTACTAACTATTTTGATTATCAAACACCAACAACACTGAAGATATTCAAGAAGGCTGACTTCTACATTATTGGTGGAGCAGATCAGACAGTTGCAATTAAGTGGGATTTCGATTACGAAGGCAATTATGAATCAGAAATCAGAACTCTAGATGCGGCAACAATTTCTGAATACGGTATTGCTGAATACAACATTGGTAAATTTGCTGGTGGTACAGTTATTAGTCGATTAGATGTCCCAACTTCTGGTACAGGACGAGTATTACAGATTGGATTAGAGTGTGATATTAATGGTAATGCAGTATCCGTACAGAAATTGGATGCTTATATTAAATTAGGAAGGGTGGCTTAATCGTGTCTAATTACACAAAAACAACTAACTTTACTGCGAAAGATTCGTTACCTACTGGTAATACGAATAAGATTATTCGTGGTTCAGAGTTCGATACTGAATTCAATAATATTGCTACAGCAGTAACCACTAAAGCTGACTTAGCAAGTCCTGCTTTGACTGGAACTGCTACAGCCGTTAATTTAACTGTTTCTGGTACTTTAACCGCTGCTGGCGGTATGACTCTAACAGGTACGCTAACAGGCGGAACCATTGATGGCGGTACATACTAATCATGGCAGAGATTATTGACAAACAGATGTCTGCTACGGAGATTATCCGTAAAGACTTAGAGCGTGGTGGTCTAAGCAAACAAGAAGAGAAGTTCTTCAAGAGTTTAGCCATTATGATTCAACAAAACAAAGCTGTTGTTGTGCGGCACAATAACACTGTGTTTATCGGTATTCGTAAAGAACCGGGTGTATTAGAAGTGCATATGTATACAGTAGACACTCCTAATATGCTTCTTGGTGCAATGAAGGTTGGAATTGATGCAGTCAAGAAAGCTGGGATAAAGAAGTTAGTATCTGAAACTGATAACTACAAACTAATAACAATGATGCAAAAGATGAACTTACCTGTAGAAGTAAAGAAGAAGGGTAAGTCGTTTGCATGGTCACTGGAGATTAAATAATGGGTGGCGGAGGCGGATTTGTATCAGCGATAACAGACCCCATTTCTGATGTACTAGGTACTTCAGGTGGTGATGGTGGTCTATTAGGTGCTGTAGAAGATGTTGGTGGTTTTATCGGCGATGCTGGTGAAATCATTGACAATGCAGTCATACAACCAGTTGTTGATGACCCAGTTAACACTGCTATTAAACTCGGTGCTTACTATGTTGGTGGTCCTTTAGGAAGTGCCGTAGCAAGTGCTGGTATTTCAGCCGCACAAGGCAATGACATTGAAGACATCGCTAGAGATGCTGCTGTTTCGTATGTTGCAGGTCAAGTTGGTGGTGAAGTAGGCGGTGCTGTTGCGGGTGAAACAGGTTCACAGTTAGCTGGTAACTTAGCACAAGGCGGAACATCTGGTGCAACAAGTGCTGTGTTGTCTGGAAGAGATCCAGTAACAGGATTATTGTCTGGTGTTACCAATGCTGGTATTAGTGCCGGTGTCGGCTCAGTCGTAGATGCAGGAGCAAACTTATTTAATCAAACAAACACAGGAAGTACAGGTATGGATGAACTATTTAATACTACCGGCGAAGACTTTAACATGGGCGGCATATTTAGCGTCACAGGTGAAGACTTTAACATGGGTGGCAATCCTAACATCATCCCCGGAGAACTAGGAGACATCATTCAAGATGCTCAAGGGAATATTGTACTTACTTCCGGTGCTGACATCCAAGCTGCACAGTCTCTTGGGTTTGACACTAATACACTGACAAACTATGCTAAACAGTTTGGTACTCAAGCTCTTAGAGCGTTATTAGGCTCTAGAGGAGGCACTGCTGGACAAGGCGGTACTGCTGGCGGTGCTGGAACACAAGGCGGTTTATTAAACGCTGGTGCGAACTATTTCTTGTCTGACGCTGCCCGTAGAGCAATTCAGTCTTCAGCACAGCAATCAGCTCAACAGCAGTTAGAAGCTACCCGCAGAGCAGAACAGTTTGCTACATTTAAACCTGTGGGTGTTACTACTGCTTTCGGTCAATCCCAGTTCCAATTCGACCCAACAACAGGTCAGTTAACTTCTGCAGGCTACACCGCAACACCGCAAGTTGCTGCACAAAGAGAAAGATTGTTTACTTTAGGTGCTGAAGCACTACCAACTACTGCAGACACAACTGAATTACAACGGCAGTACATTGCTCAACAGCAAGGTCTATTAGCACCAAGTCGTGAGCAGCAGTTCGCACAGTTACGCAATCGTCAATTCCAGCGTGGTACAGGTGGTTTAGCTACTGGCGGAACAACGGCGGGCTATACTACTGGCGCTCCCGGTCTAATGCAGACTAACCCTGAGATGGCTGCTTATTTTAACGCACTTGCAAGAGAAGACGCTACTTTAGCAGCTAACGCTCCTACTTATGCTCAAGATTTATTAAATAAGAGAATTGCTTCTGGTACAAACCTATTTACTCAAGCTGGTAACTTAGAGACGATGGCACAACAGCCATTAACAATCGGTACTGGATTAGGAACGCAAGCCGCTACCGCAGGCGCAAGAACAGGAGAATTAGGATTAATTGGTTCTAGAGGGGCTGCGCAGACTCAACTTTACGGAAACATTGGAAGCGCTACAGGTCAGTTAGGACAGATGCAAGGACTACTAGGTGGTATTACTCCCTATGTCCAGCAAGCAGGTAACTATGCAATTAACAATTGGTTAGCATAAGGAATAATCATGGCAGATATGTTTGATAAAGAAGAACTAAGTATTGTTGGTGGATTGTTCCCAAATGCTTTAGCAACTGCAGAAGCAGAGAAGTTAGCACAACAAGAACTTGCATACAAGCGATTTAGCGGAGCTGCTGGCACACAGAATCCTTTTGCTGGGCTTGCGGGTCTATCAGGAATGTTCGGCACTGCTGCTGGACAGGAATTGCGTAGTTTAGCCGGCGCACAAAGCCCTACAATGCAGTTAGTTTCTTTGCGTAACCAAGCTACTAAACAGTTTGATACTAATACGCCTGAAGGATTGATACAGATGGCTCAGTTCTTAAATCAGCAAGGCGATGCCGCCGGTGCAAGACAAGCAGTAATGTTAGCACAAGGTCAAGCTCAACGGATGGCTACATTAGAAAAAACAGGAGCAGAGACAACTCGTGCCTTGCGTGAAAAAATAGGTACTCCAGAAAATCAAGCAGAACAAGCTTATTACAATAATTTATTATCTAAGTATCCAGACACAGTAGAAGGTCGTGCATTAGCTGCAGATGCTTTTGCTAAATGGAAAACAGAACAAAAATCTAAAGTAGCTGCTGCTGGTGCTCCTGTCATGCCCGGAACAGCTAAAGTTACAGATCTTCGTACAGCTACAGATATTGTTAAAGAAGCTGTTGATGCTCCTAAGAATCGCTTAGATACCGTTAAACGTATTGGCATCTATGCAAATCAAGTACTTCGTGATAATCCAACGGCTGTTCCGCAGTTACAGCGTGAGCTTGTAAAGCTTGCTGGAGACAACCAAATTGGTCAAAATGAAGTTACTCGTATTCTTGGTTCTAGTGGTTTTGCTGGTAATATCATTGAGGGAGTAAATATGTTCCTCGAAGGTAAACCAACTAATGTGAAAATTAATGATTTATTAAAAGGCGTTAAAGCTATTGAAGAATATTATGCAGGACAATACAATTCTGGTCGAGACAAGGCTAAACGAGTATTGTTAAATTCTCAATTGGATTCTAAAATTGTAGACGATTTAATTCCTCCAGCGTACCAAACATCAGGACAAAAAGCCCAAGGCAGAGTGGCTCCTGCAGTAGGAACTATTGTCAATGGATATTCATTCTCTGGCGGAGATCCTTCAAAGCAAGAAAACTGGAAGTTAGTTACACCTACAGCACAATAAAGGAATAACATGGCAGGTCCTTGGGAACAATATAAGTCTTCTTCTGTAACTGCTGAACCAGCTCCTTCTGTAGGTCCTTGGTCAGATTATACAAAAGCAAACGAAGATGTACAAGCAGCTAAAGCTGTCAGTACTTTTGATTACATTGCTAATCAAGCTAAATTAGGTTTAACTGATACGGCTGTATTGGGAGAAGCTATTCTTGATACTTTTTTAATTGAGCCAGTAAAAGGTTTAGTTACAGGAAAAGGCGAACAAGGCGGTATTGGTGAACGCTTTAGCCGTAATGTACAGCGTTTACAAAAGACTGCAGCAGATATAACCGGTGCAGAAACAGGAGTTAAACCACCAAGCACTTTGGCTGAAATTACTGGCGGTGGTGCTAGGATGCTTTCTGATCCAATTGGATATGTCGGTGGCGGTATTATTAAAGCTGGTCGTCCTTTATTGGACACGGCTTCTGCTGTTACTGGTCGTGTTGCTAGTTTATTTGGTCTAGGTGCTACAGCAGAAACTGGCGGTATCGTTGGAGAAAAAGTAGAAAAAGCCGTTACTGGCGAAACAACTGGAACTGGAAGAGCTATTGGTTCTTTTGGCGCTGCAGTTGCTGGTATTCCTTCTGCTGCAGTTATTGAACAAACCATTAGCGGTGCTGGTAATGTTGCCAAGCAACTATATGACAAATATAAGTTTGTTAAAACTGACCCAGCAGCAGCCAATGAAGCCTATGCTTCTGGTGCAGCAAAGCGTCTGTTAGAGAAGATTGCACAGCAACAACCCGGTACACAGTTAGATGATATTGTCACGGATTTTAATCGTATCAGTAACATTATTAATAAAGAAGATGTTCCTTTAATGGTTGCAATGGCTGACAATCCTGCTGTTCGTAACCAAGTTCAGCGTCTTGCTAAAGAGAATCCAGCTTTCCGTCAGCGTGTCAATACTGAACTAGAGAATCTTGCTGGTGCTATTGATAAAAGATCTAATCTTCTATTTGGAGAACGCTATGTACCTGTAACAGGTGCTGAAGGCATTAATATCAAACCTTTATATGCTCGTCGCCAAGCTATCGATGATCAGATTGAAAACCTTTCTCAAAGATTTGTTCCAACAGAAAAACAAACAGAAATTGGTAAAGCAATTGAGAATCTAGTTGAAGTTCGTCGTAAGACAGCCGCAGCCGAGATTAGTCCTACTTATCAGAATATTATTAAAGAAGCCACTGCTGCTAAAGCTGAATTACCTAGCGATCAAGTAGCTAGTATTTATCAATTTGTAGAAGCTAATAATCTTCGTGATATCTTTGGTCGTAATACGCCAATTGATCGTCAGATTCTATCTAAACTATCTCCAACTCAGGAAAAATCTATTAATGAGTTAG